TTCAGACTTCTACAATACTCAAGGACAATGGTTCCAAACTTTAGGAACTAAAATCCAAAAAGTATCTAACAAGATTCACCAAAAAACTTTGAGAGGTGGAGCAAACTTCCTAGTATGTTCTCCTTCAGTAGCTACAATCCTTGAATCAATTCCTGGATATGCTGCTCAAACAAACGGTGATCAAGAGCAATTTGCAATGGGTGTACAAAAAGTAGGTGCGCTTAATAACAGATTCCAAGTTTACAAAAACCCATACATGACTGAAAATACAATCTTGATGGGATATAGAGGAAGCCAATTCCTTGAAGCTGGTGCTGTTTATGCTCCTTATGTACCATTGATGATGACTCCTCTAGTATACGATCCAGAATCTTTCACTCCAAGAAAAGGTTTAATGACTCGTTATGCTAAGAAGATGATCAGACCTGAATTCTACGGTAAAATCCACGTTTCTGACCTTACGTCAATCTAAGGATAACCTATAGAATATAGTTAAAGAGGGCTTGCTTTGCAGGCCCTTTTTTTTTTGACTATTTATATACATGGAATTCCTTTCTCACAAGTCGGACAGTTTTACTTTGTCTAACTAAAATCAATTACATGGATTTATTAAACAAAGTTGGCTCATGGGTCAACAAAATCACAGAAGTAGGTGTGTCTTTAATCGCCTTAGGAGTAGTATTTGAAGTATTATTTAAAGGTGTAAAGATTCCTTTCTGGCCTGAGATATCTGTAGTAGATAACATCATGGCAATTTTGGGCTCTTTGAGCGCTGAAGGTTTACTCGGATTAGTGGGTGCCTTTGTCCTTTACCATATCTTGAAAAAGAAAGGGTAATAGTAATTAAGAGAGGCCTTCGGGCCTCTTTTTTTTGATTATATCTTAAGAGATTGGCTACTATTTATATAAAACTAAAGTAAATGGCGAACGTACAAACATGGAATGGTACAGCTACCTTCACTGCTGGAGACACACCTTTCGGATTTTATGATAGCGATACTGACTTTCAAACTGATGCTGTAAAAGTAGCTAAGTTCTGTGGTACTCGTTTAGGTTATCCGTTAATGGATGTTGAATTGCAAGAAGAATCTTTCTTTACTTGCTTTGAAGAAGCTGTTACTACATACGGTAACGAGGTATTTAATTTTAAAATTAGAGAAAATTACCTTAACCTAGAAGGATCATTAACTGGTAGTTCTATGAACAATCAATTAACTGACCCTACATTAAACCGTATCATACAAATATCAAAACACTATGGTACTGAAGCCGGAGTAGGAGGTAATGTTACTAAATACTCAGGTTCTATAGCGATAACATCATCTCAACAAACTTATGACTTAGATCAATGGGCTACAGATAACGGTATTACTGGTTCTATCGAAGTTAGAAAAGTATTTTACGAAGCACCTCCAGCTATTCAAAGGTATTTTGACCCTTATGCTGGTACTGGTACAGGTATTCAATCATTAATGGATACTTTTGGCTTTGGATCTTTTAGTCCAGGTATTAATTTTATGTTAATGCCAGTATCTTATGATGTTGCTTTAATTCAAGCTATAGAATTAAATGATCAAATAAGAAAATCACATTATTCTTTTGAATTAGTTAATAATAAACTAAAATTATTCCCTAGACCTACCTCTTCTGGTAGTATTTGGTTTGAGTATTATAAGAATGATGATAAAAGTGCTATAAACTATAATAGAAGTACTAAGCTTATCACTAATGTAGGTGAAGTGCCTTATAGTAATCCTGTATATTCACAGATTAACAGTGTAGGTCGTCAATGGATATTTAAATACACGCTGGCTTTAGCAAAAGAAATGTTGGCTTACATTAGAGGTAAGTATCAAGTTGTACCTGTTCCTGGTTCTGAGGCTACTTTAAACCAAGCAGACCTCTTAACTGATGCAAGAGCAGAGAAAACAGAGCTTTTAACTGGATTACGTGAGATGTTAGATCAAACTTCACGTGGTAAACAGCTAGAAGCACAAGCTAAAGAAGCAGAAGACGTACAAAATACGTTAAAAAGTATTCCAATGACAATTTACGTAGGTTAATGAAGCTATCACACATAATATTAGAATTAGATTATAAGACCTACGAGGCAATGGTACAGGTCCAGTATGGAGATGACGGTGTTGAAGGGTATGACGACGGATTACGTGCTTTACCTGGTGTAACCACAGTAACTAGAGCATCAGAAGACAGTGATAGAGGGTTAGCAACGTATAAAGTAAAGATTATTAGTCAGAAAGATGCAATTACTGCATTTAAAGCATTTAAAGACAATGCTAAGGCTAAGTATAGTAATATAATCGCTGTAAAAGTAGGCGAACAAACAATAGAAGAGAAGTAATGCTATTTGGATCTAAGAGAGACTTTGATTTATTGGTTAATATTAACCGAGAACTACTACATGACCTAGTAGAACAAGAGATTCTTTACCATAAGTTAAGTTTAGAAGATACTGAGTTTAATTTATACGGAGAATCACTAGATAAGTCTTACTGGACAGCGGTTAAACTTAATTGTTTAATTACTAGAGGGGATCAAGTAATAGATATACAAGAATTCGATCCTGATTTAGGTAGAGAAGCTTCTTTTGCTATTATTAGACAAGATCTAAGATGCTAGCATACTACCAGAGGTAGGAGACGTTGTTCAATGGAGTAATGACTTCTATGAGGTAGATACAATAAGAGAGAATAGATTATTCTTAGGAAAAGATAATAATTATAGTCTAACTTCATATGGAAGTAGTTACGGTGGGTCTTTATCTATTATTTTAGATACTCACTTAACTAGAGCCGATAGAGTTGGTATATCACAAGTAAGATAATGGCAGGAACTAAACCAGATATTAACGCAGAAGAGACTAATCTTCAGAATAGGGAGCTTCAAGTATCTAGAGCCAATGATAATGTAAGTAATTATAACGTTGGTATTAAAGATATAGATGAATCTATCTTCTATTACTTTAATGAAGTACTAAAGCCCCAAGTATCTCAGAATGGCAAAGTAATTAATGTGCCTTTGGTATATGCTTCACCAGAAAGATGGGCAGCTATGCAGAAAGACGGTTATTACCGTGATAAAAACGGTAAAATGCAAGCACCTCTTATTACATTTAGAAGAGCATCAATAGAAAAGAATAGAAACCTAGGAAATAAGTTAGATGGTAATAATCCTCATAACTATGGGGTGTTTGAAAAGAAGTTTTCTAAGAATAACGTATACGATAGATTCGGATTATTAAATAATAGACAACCTGAAAAGGAATATTTCGCAGTAGCTATACCAGATTATGTTAATATAGTTTATAACTGTGTTATATTTACTGATTATATGGAACAAAACAATAAGATAGTTGAAGGAGTAAACTTTGCATCTGATTCTTATTGGGGGAATCCTTCTAAATTTAGGTTTAGAGCTATGATAGATAACTATACTACATCTACTGAATTAGTTCAAGGTAATGATCGTATAGTTAAAACAGAATTTAACATAAATTTATTAGGTCACATAGTAACAGATACTATAAACGCATTACCGTTCAATACAAAAAAGTATTCTAATAAAACAAATTTTAAGATTACTAGTGAAACGGTCAACAAGTCTTAGTATATTCGGCTATTTATACTTAGAGAAGTTACAGTAAAGGTTTTTTCAGTAGAATAATAGAAGAGTTAATTGGCCTATGTCAACATTTGTAAGTGAATTATCAGGTTCGCTGATATTTAGATCCGGAAGTTCAGAGCAAGCATCTCTTGTTCCAAAAGCTAATGCTTTAGCATTAACAGGATCATTAAATATCACAGGATCTTCACTAACTTTTAATGGAAGTGATATTATTTCCCGTATCGTTAACCTAGAAGCAGGTACCGGGGGCGAGGCATCTATTGGACCATTAAATATTCACTCGGCTTCTATTAATACCTTTACATCTTCTTATTATACAGACTCATCAAGTTTTGATTCTAGAATAGATTCTATTGAATCAACAACTTCAACTAATAGCAGTGCTATAACGCAGTTACAGTCTAACACTAGCTCGTACATTTCTTCAACCTCGCAGTTAACAGATAGTGGTTTTTTAACCTCTTCTAACTCTTCTATTGTATCTTCATCTGGACAAATTGCAGCTTTTGGATATATAACATCAGCTAGTGTAGCTGTACCTGCTGGTACTGTCTCATCTTCACCACAAATTAGTGCTTTAGGATATATTACAGGTTCTCCTGAGAACACTATTTCATCCTCTCAGCAGTTACTTGATTTAGGCTTTGTATCTGGTTCACATACAGGTATATTTACTGAGACTGGCTCATTTTATGCTACTTCTAGAGACTTACAAGTAAGCGGATCATTTAGAGTTAGTGGTTCAGTAGCAGCTAATTCATTTATTTCTACAGACGGTACAGGACAGCCAACATTATCATCTAATAGTAACCTAATATTAAGTGCTTCTGATGCTGTTATTATTAGAAACGCATTATTAAGACCAGGAAGATTCACAGATTCTGAAACTGGATCATTAGCAGCTATAGATGGAGACATTTTATTTAATACTTCATCTTATAAATTACAATTTTACTCAGGAAGTGCCTTTTATGACATAGGTGCAAGTAATATTCCTGCAGGAACAATATCATCCTCTCAACAAATCGAGGATTTAGGATTTGTTACCTCATCTGGAGGTTCATCAACAGATATTACTGCATTAAACACATTTACATCTTCTTATTATGTAGATAGTGCATCATTTGACAGTAGAATACAAAATATTAATATAGATACTAGCTCTCTAGCAACAGATGCTGAATTATCAGCTTTATCTGCTTCAGCTCATACAGCTAGATTAAATATAACCGCATCTTCAGTAGATACTAGCTCTTTAGACACTAGAATTACTAGCCTAGAGACATTTAGTTCATCATTAGATACTAATTTTGCAACAGATAGCGAATTATCTGCTTTATCTGCTTCAGCTCACGTTGCTAGACTGAATATTACTGCTCCTTCTGCAGATACAACCGGATTATTAACTACAGCATCATATCAAGTCGATTCAGCATCGTTTGATAGTAGAATAAGTTCAATAAATGTATCAGGAGACACTTCTTTTGATGGAGATAGAATTATCTCTAGCGAATACTTACCAGAATTTAGATCAGCTTCGTTTAATGCTGGTACTTCCGGTAGTGTACAAGACTTTTTAAATGCTATATTCTTTCCTAACACAGAACCTTCATTTACTTCTACTGGAAGTTTCTTTTCAGCAGAATATTCAACATCAGGTTCAGTAGTTGGTACATTATCTGCTACAGATGCTGAAGGACAGTCTATTACTTTTAGAGCAAACGCAGCTTATACAGCAGGTTTAATTGAGGTATCAAGTGACGGTACATTAAGACTAACACAGGCACCTACAAATGAAGATTATAATACTGTAGATAGAGGAGACGGAGTATATGCTCATCCAGTTCAGGTAGATGCAGTAGATACTTTTGGAGGATTTACAACAACTACAGTATATATTGTTATTAATGTAAATAATGCACCTGTATTTAGACAGACTTCTACTTCGGGAGCTATCATTACTTCTTTTACTGCTAATAGAAATGAAAATGCTTCCTCTGGATTAGTAGGAAGAATATACTTTACTGATGCAGACAGTGATTCTATTACAATTAGATCAAGCTCAGTATCAGATCACTTTAGTATTACAAAATATAGTACATATGTACAAATAAATCAAGTTACAGGTTCCTTAGATTATGAAACTACTTCTTCATACCAGTATAGCATTACAGCTTCTGATGAACATTATGAAGCAGGGGATGATTTACAAGCTAGTTCTTCTTTATTAATTACTCTTAACGTTACTGATAACGTTATTCCTGTAGTTCAGGATCAGATATTAGGAACTATAAACGAAAATAGCTCTAACGGAGCTTCGGTAGGAACTATAGCCGCTTCTGATGCAGAAGATGATACAATTACTTTTAGAAATTTTGAACTAAGCTCAATGCAGTTGGATGGTGTAGATGTTCCTACTGGTTCATACGGGGGTACTGCTCAACTTACTGATCCACATGAAGATCCATTCCAAATGACTTCTGCTGGTACAGTTACTAGAAAGACAGGAGTATATCTGAATTCTGATTTAGTAAATAAATATATCTATTCTGTTGAGGTAGTTGATAGTTATAACACAGCTTCTGATGCAGGATTTATTACTATTAATATATCTGATGATACCCCAGCAGTACTTTCTGATAACTGGTCATCAGGACCGTTTATTATTGAATCTGCAGTAACTAATGACAATATTGTAACAACTTCTGGAGGTTCAACTCAAGCTGATTACGGTTCTAACCAATCAGGTACTTGGAGTTCATCTAATAGTGATATTGCTATTGATAGTAACGGTAGATTAAAAATTAATACAAATATAAGCGGTTCTTCAACAGGAAGCGGAGATACAATTTCTTCTACTGTAACATTTACAAATGGATTTGGTACTACAACTACAGATAGTCTAAACGTATCAGTAACTGCTAATGCAGCACCTGTAGCATCATTCAGTAACCAAAGTTCAAACTTTAATACAAACCTTGCAA